AAAAACATTAAGGCAAACAAATTAATCATTTTTTTACTCCTGTAATGGGACTGTCAAATTTTCGGGCTCTTCGTAAAAACAGCTTGCGTTACCTTCACGATTATGGAATTTCTGAACAATCTCTTCTTCTATAAGACGAATGATTTATTATTTAAATTCATCATCAGTTTTAATTAATGGTTTTTTTACTCACTTACGGGAATTGATAGATCCTCTTGGTCCTCGTAGAAAGAAGACGCACTACCCTGGCGTTTATCAAACTTCATTATAACTTCTTCGTCAAGGATCTGGTATACTCGCTGCTTGAAGTCGGCGTCCGTTGCCATAAACTGAGTCCATTTAGAAGGTTGAAACTTCTTCACAGATCCATCTTCCATAGTAAGCGAATACCATGCACCAGAGTTAGACAAATGTTCAGAACCCTTGATAGCATCAAAAAGGCTTTCATCACACCGGATACCAATCTCATTTGTACCCCAAAGAATTCTAAAAGCGCAAGAACGACCTTGGGTGCCAAAACGAGATTTCTCAAGCTTACATTTAACTTCTGAACCGATTCTGAAGCCTTTATCATCTTCAATATAAGCAGATTTAGCTTTTCTTCCTGTTAGCCAGATACGAAGCGAATAAGCATAATGCATAGCCTTACCACCAGAAGTAACGTAAGGAGTAGTCATAGCTACAATACGAGCATTTGGACCTTGAGGAATATTTGTTTTTAGCTGGTTTAGTACAATCAAAGTTGCTTGTTTGTCAGCAATAGGGATGATTAGTTTAGACATACCTTTTGATAGAATCCTTGCCTTCATTGCCATTGAAGATTGAGGATTAAAATCTCCTTCCACATCAGTAATTGTTGGTGTGAAAGCAAGAGAATCCCAGATAAATACAAGCTGCTCGTCTGTTGCTCCAAGAAGTTCTTCAATTGTCTCAAGAACAAACTCAACAGACTGAGCCTGAACGTACATAATACGCTCAAGATCGCAACCCGCTCTCTGAAGGAAGTTGGGATCAATAGCAGACTCAGAATCAAAATAAATTATTAGTTTACCGCTTTTCTGAGCATTTGCAGCAATCTGTGCTGCCATATAAGATTTACCTGTAGCCTCAAGACCAGCAATCTCTGTGATTTTACCAACAGGAATACCCGCTAACTGACCTTTGCAGATAATAGAATCAAGCCAACGTGAGCCAGTTGGAATCCAATCTTTAACTTCAGTAGGGTTATCTTCATTTAAATTATGCGCCACTGGAGCGCCTGCCTTTTTGTTGATAATTCCCATTAAATCACCAATAGGCACACGACCAGCCTTTGCCTTAGCTTTCGGCATTATTTCTCCTAATAAATAAAAAGGGCAGATTTTAACCGATCTGCCAGCGGCTCAACTCAGCCTAGAAAGGAATGTTCGAGTCCATCAGGTCGTTATAAGCCTGATCGACTTTGTTGTAGCGATGAGTTTCCGAAGAGCGACTCTCGGCACCAGAATCTCCAGATAGGAATTCGTCTAGAATCGCATCGATCTGAGAAGAGGTCATTTTCTCAAAGAGCGTATCAAAATCAGGTGCGGAATCCAGCAGGCTTGGAATCGCCTCAGTGTCTTCTAGCAGAGTTGATGTATTACGACGAACCTTCATGCTCGTCTGAGGGTACGCTCCAGGCTTCGTGGGGCGCGTGTATGTAACAGTAATATCAGTTCCAGCTAGAGTGTCTGTGATGTCACCGTATTCTGGATCAAGGATGTAGCCCAATAGTAGCTCATAAGCCTTCTTGCCGTATCCATACACCTTGATTCCTTCGTCCTCTCGACCTCTCACCAAAACAGGAGAGAAATAACGAGTACGAACAAATAGACTTTTTGCAAGATTCTTGCTGTCTACATCATCGTTATCGACGCCTTCGCGCCATAGCTTTGACGCAAATTCGCAGATCGGACAGTGCTCACCAAAGTTTCGCTTGGGGCACATAATACCTCCCCTATGATTACCAACATCATAATGGAAGAATAGTTCTTTTAGAGGATCCCCGTCAGCAGTAGGGACGATACGAATATCAGTATCTCCCTCATCAGGCTTAAACCAGATTGAAGCCTTACTATCACGAGTATACTCACCACGAAGAGTCGCTAGTTTACGACGCATTAGATCCATGTTAATTGCCATTTTGTTTCTCCTTTTTGGCTATAGTATATCAAGCGTTCCTTGATATCTCAACTTAACACTCTTGGCTAGCAAAGTCAAGAGTTTTTTTGCACTGCGTTAGTTCGGGCAACGCAAAACCCAAAGTCCTGTTCGGATTCAGTTTCGTATATCGCATACGAAATATTTATAAAAGCATTTCTTGGTTTGTTTTTTAGTAATTTTACGTATTTTTTATGAAGTGTTCCGTCAGTTCTCAACCTTTCTTCATTGATACATAAATAATAACATATCTCTCTGTAAGTGTCAAGGTTAAAAAACCATTTTTCTTCTAAAGTTTCCATGTCGAGCATACCGTAGGTTTTAATACGACAAATCTCGGATGGTTTAGTAATTAGTCCTATTTCTGGTTCAGAGCGCTCAAAATAGTCAATATAATGACAAGAATTTTGAATAGCAGAGTTTAAAGTTTCATAGTATCCTTTAATCGGAACATTACCTAAAACGCTCTCAACATTTAAGTTTGAGATAAGATTAATACTGTTTAATAAACCTGATCTTGCGTATTCTTGAAGAACACCATAAGTTGCAGATTCTACAAGTCTTGGAATTCCAGCTAAAAGTTCGGTATCAGGTTTGATATAAAAAAGATCTATTTTCTTATCTTTAATTTGCTCTATTATGCCCAAAGAATAGTTGGAACTGTAAGAAGATCCAACAACAAAAAACTGAACCTCATGATCTAAATCTTTAAAAAATTTAGAGACATTTGGAATGTTGTTTTCGTATTCTTCTGGGTTATTAAAGGACTTTAAAGCAAATTTATTTTTTGAGTTTCTGGAGATAGACGAGTTCATCTCATAAGCGTTGTATTGAGGCAAACGAGAATATAAACTAGCAATTTTAGAAGCTCCTGTACCGAGCCCAATAACAGAAATCAAAATTTAACTTCCTCTAAATCTAAATAATTCTCACCGATCTTTACATTGGTTTTGTATTTATCTTTTTCAAAGATATTAATTATTGATGGAATCAAATGTTTCTCGGATTCATGCAAATCAATGACAACCTCGTCGTGAACGAGGTGAGAAATAAAAGATTTATGATGTTGTAAGAATGAATCAATTTCAATTGCCCTTGTTAATACTCTATCGTTGGTTGAACTTTGAATAAGATAACTTAATGCTTTTCTTTTGTCAACCTGCATCTTTCTTTTAAATGGTGTGTTAATATAACCATCTTCGTACCATTCGTCAAGAAGTTTTTCTCGATTTAATGATTTATGATCTGAAACAATTTTTGAGTCAGGGTTGAACAGCCACTTAAAAAATTTAATCTTGGCGTTATCTCTTGTTAATTGTCCAGAGAATAAATGCTTGCGATTCCAATCATGAACATCAACATTTGGTTGCGGAATGCCGACCAAATCATAGAACGTTCTTACGTCTGCACCGTTATAATCTAACGATAGAAAAACGTCGTTGTGCGGCTTTATAAGCCTTCTAAATTTTTTGGCACACGTCAGTATCGGAAAACTTTTTTTGTTCGTTGTAAGGCGTCCTGTGACCGTCCCAAACATGTTGTAGTCGATGTATCGACTGCCACTTAGAAACTTAGCTGCTGTTGTGCGCCCAAAGGTGCTGTAATAAAGATTCTTGCAACCTTCGTTATTTAAATTTAATTTTTGATAACGAATCTTATGAGTTAGCTTATCAATAGAATCTAAAAGATCATAGTTATCTGGCTGTTCAAAATTGTTAAAAACATTTTGTGTAACTTTGTTTTTGATTTCGCAATACTCCAACAAAAAGTATTGAGGAACCATATCAAAAAAACAAAATTCAGTTAAAGGTATTCTGGCGATCTCAAAGCTTTTTTGATACGCCCAATACGTTTTTTTGATTCTTGCCAACTCTGGTAGCAAGCTTGGAGGACAAACATCTTCCATCTCGGCTCCGTTAGAGTAAAGCCAAGCGTATTTAATTTGTGGGTCGGTTACCGATCCAGTAAAACGCCATGTTTTTGTTAAATTCTGTGGAATATGATCAAAATGAAGCTTTCCATCTACGTAAACGCCAACACATTCAGTTTTATCGTCAAGCGTTTGAAATAACAAAAATCACCTCTCTGAATCTTTTATCGCTTTTTCTTTGTTTATATAATAACTCAACGATCCTTGATAGTCAAACGTTTTATTTAATATTAGCTCAAACTGCCTTAAAGCTGTTGTTGTGTTTACTCTTTGTGATACTTCCACAACATCGTCAATCATTAAAGCTTTTTGATTTTCAGTAAAATTACTTTCTTCTTCGTAAAATCTTGTACGACAATAAAGTTGAAGAAAATAACTGCTCTCATACTGTTCAGTTAAACGCTGTACATTTGAATAGGTCTTTGGTTTTTTATTTCTTGCGATTGTTCTGCCGTTGCATTCTTCAAAATACTGAATGTTTGTTGGCTTCACCGTGTTATAAGTGTCTAATAGTTCTGAACTGAAGTTGCTAGCGTAAGGAGAATAAGCAGGACGGTAATATCTTGCCAAAATTCCATCTGTAGAGGTAGCTCCGTATCTTCTGGCGTATTGAATCATCGTAGAAGAGCCAATATCAGCAACCAACCTCCACGGAACATGTTGATCGATCATAAAACCGTATGTTTTAGCTGCATTTACAAAAAATTGCCAGTTTTTGCTGTTTAAAAACACATCGCTTTTCTGTTGGTCGTTTGTGGCGTCTAAATCAGCTATTTCAATAACTAATCCAGAGACAGTTAGCGGACAAACACGGCTTTTAACAAAAGCTGGAAATGTAATTGGCTCTTGCTTGCCTTTTGAGGAAGCTCTTTGTTTCATTAAATTGGTAAATTGATCAAAGTTTTCTATTTTATTTTCTTGAGAGTCAGCGATTTGCTTTATTAGCCCCCTATAACGCTGTTTATAATTGTTGTATAAAACTTGCGGGTCTTGGTATGCCTT